CCTTCCAAAAACAACTCAACGGAGAAGTAGCCAACTATATTGCATATCAAAAGGCTAAATATGAGCTACAAAAGAATGAAAAGTTAGTCACTGAAAACTTAAAAAATCAAGACAAGATAAGAGGTGACATTGCCAAGGCTCAGCTTGCATATGATAGAGCTCTTGCAGATCAGAAAAAGGCATCAAAGTTCACTGATTTCCAAGGCACAGGTGCTATTGATTTGGCAGTAGAAAATGCTCGTGTCTCTTTAATCAAGCAACAGCAACTACTTGCAGATGCTGAAAAGAGACTTGAAAGCTATGGAGCTACATCCTTGAAGGCTAATGAAGCTATTACGCAGATTGAAGGAAGTACTAATAAATATAACACAAGTCTTCAAAATCAAGGTACTACCACCAAGAAGGTAACGGATGAAATATCTGAGTATCAAAAAGCCCTGAATGATTACCTGGATGCAGTAGAAGCAGATAGGCAGAATAGAATAAAGGATGCACAGGAAAAGGAACTACAGGACCTTGCTAACAAGTATGACCAGATGACCTTGCTTGCTGATAAAGCTGGTCAAGATGATAGTGCTATTACAGCACAATATCAAAAGGATATAATTGCTATTAAAGATAAGTATCGACAAATTGAAATAGATAAGCAGAATGAAGCCAATAAAAAGGCTCGTGACTTTGAGAAAAAACATAATCAGGAATATCAGGATGAAATTGCTGCACTTCAAGAGGACAACTATCAAGCTACATTAACTGCTGAAGAGCGTGAAGTTAGGGCTGTAAATGATAAGTACTTCACACTTCAAGAACTTGCTAAAGGAAATGCAGAAGAGTTAGCTATTGTTGAGGAAGCTAAGGAGAATGAAATTCAGAAAATTCAAGAGAAGTATGCTGATGCAGAGAAAAAAAGAAAAGAGGATAGGCTTAAAAATGATTTAGATCTTGCTAAGTCAGGATTTGACACTATTGCTAACCTTACTGAACTGTTTGGTAAAAAAGGAGAAGCAAGTGCAAGAAGAGCGTTTAATGTAAAAAAAGCAGCACAGATAGCAAGTGCTACTATTGATACTTACCAAAGTGCTACAGCAGCTTATGCTTCACAATTTGTACCTGTACCTGATCCATCTTCACCAGTACGTGGTGGGATAGCTGCAGGAATTGCTGTGGCGGCTGGACTCATAAATATAGGTAAAATTGCTGCACAAAAATTTGAAGGAACTTCTACCACAGGTGGTGGCGGCGGCGGTGGTGGAGGCGGTGGTCTTGGTGGTGGTGGAGTTACTGCACCCAACTTCAACGTAGTAGGCAATAACAACATCAACCAGTTAGCTCAACTTCAACAGCAACCTATCAAGGCATACGTGGTAGGAGCTGAGGTAACTACCCAACAGTCACTTGACCGAAACAGATTAAAAACAGGACAGCTATGAAAATAATAGAATTAGTAATTGATGAAAGTGAGCAAGACCTTGGAGTCTATGCTGTATCAGTGGTAGATGATCCGGCCATTGAGGAGAACTTTGTAAAGCTCAGCAAGGTTAAGATGGAGCTTGCTACCATTGACAGTGAGAAGCGCATCCTCATGGGTCCTGCATTGATACCTGACAAGCAGATATACCGGAAGAATGACAAGCATGGTGAGTTCTACATCTACTTCAGCAAGGATACCATCCGTAAGGCCAGTGAGATATTCTTCCAAAAAGGGTATCAGAACAGTGCAACCTATGAGCATGACTATGCCCTGAGTGGTATGACAGTGGTAGAGTCTTGGATAATTGATGACAGTAAAACGGATAAAAGCCGATTATACAACTTTGATTTGCCAGCAGGGACCTGGATGATCAGCATGAAGGTCAACAATGATGATGTATGGCAGAAGGTACAAGCAGGTGAGGTCAAAGGCTTCAGCATTGAGGGGCACTTCGCTGACAAGCTGGAGATGGCATCCATGAGGACCATGGAAGAGGAGAAAGAGTACCTCATTGAGCAGATTAAGAATGTGCTCCGAGGCAAAGAGCTTGCAGATGAAAGCTACAATGACTATCCTGCTGTGGTTCGTAGAAATGCTGCCAGGGGTATAGCACTCAATGAGCAGTATGGCAACAAGTGTGCTACGCAGGTGGGTAAGATACGTGCTCAACAGCTTGCCAATGGTGAGAATGTGAGCATGGAAACTATCAAGAGAATGTACTCTTACCTGTCAAGAGCTGAAGTGTACTACAACCAGGGTAGCAGCAGTGACTGTGGGTATATATCCTATCTGCTTTGGGGTGGTAAAGCAGGATTAACATGGGCTAAATCAAAAATAAATGAAGCAGAAAGAGGAAACTAAGAGCTCGCCCAAGGGTGGCAAGCGTGGATGTCTATGCAAGGATGGCAAGTACAGGTCAAAGTGCTGTGATGGTAGCCTCCAGGCTCAAGGTATCGGCAATATAGGTGGTAAGGTAGCACCTTGATATTCAATGAATTACAAGAATAAAGGTATACACTTGTAAACTATGTGAGTTATTAAAGAAAAAACATGAAAGAAAACACTATTTTGAACAGAATAGCATCTCTCCTTGGCATGAACAAGGTGGAGTTAGCTACTATGAAGCTCATTGATGGGGTGACCGTCATTGAGGCTGATGCCTTTGAGGCAGGCAATGACATCACTATCGTTACAGCAGATGGTACCAGTGTGCCATTGCCAGTAGGTGAGTATGAGTTAGAGGATGGAAACATCTTGGTAGTAGCTCAAGAAGGTATCATTGCTGAGATTAAAGCACCAACTGCTGAGGAGGAAGCTCCCAATGCACCAGGTGAAGCTCAAGAGCCTGCTACTGAGCCCATGATGGCTGAGACTCCTGCAGTAACTGAGCCTAAGAAAATCATCAAGAGTCAAATAGAGGAGATGTTGTTCTCTCGAATTGAAGAACTTAAAGCTGAGAATGATGCTTTGAAGGCCAAACTATCTGAGCAGCCTGTAATAGAAGAGGCTCCTGTGGTTGATGAGCCTGCTGCTAAGCCTATTTCTCACAACCCTGAAAAGCCTGCAGTTACTCCTACCTTCCAGTGGGGGCAGTCAGCAGGTATGTCAACCTTTGATCGTGTAATTTCTAAACTTAATAAATAAAATAAAAAATGGCTACTTCAATTACTACTTCTTATGTTGGAGAGTTTGCAGGCAAGTACGTTGCTGCTGCTCTTCTTTCTGCTCCTACCATTGAAAAAGGTGGAGTAACTGTATTACCTAACGTGCGTTACAAGCAAGTCCTTCAGAAGGTTGCTGATACTCAGTTAGTACGAAATGCTACATGTAACTTTACTGACCCTTCAACTATCACTCTTACTGAGCGAGTGTTGACTGTTAAGGACCTACAAGTGAACCTTGAGCTTTGTAAAGCTGACTACTTCCAAACATGGCAAGCTGCTGAGTTAGGCTTCTCTAACTTCAAAGAACTTCCTAAATCTTTTGCTGACTACATGATTGCTCGTGTAGCTGAGCGTGTAGCTAACAACATGGAGATTGCTTACTGGACAGGTAGTACCCTTACTCAAGGTAGCTTCGATGGTATCTCTACTATTGTAGCTTTAGATGCAGCTTTACCTCCTGCTCAAGAAGTAGCTGGTACTACTGTTACTGCCATAAACGTAGTAACTGAGATGGGTAAGATTGTTGATGCTATCCCTGCTGCATTGTACGGCAACCCTAACCTACGCATCTATGTGCCTACTAACATTGCTAAGGCTTATGTACGTGCTTTGGGTGGGTTCTCTACTGTATCCGGTGCTTCTGCTGCTGTTTCTCCTGCACCAGGTGTAAATGGTATGTCAACTACTTGGTACAACCAAGGAGCTCTTAGCTTTGATGGTATCGAGATCTTCTGGGCACCAGGACTTGCTAACAACACTGCTATCGCTACTACTACTGATAACTTGTTCTTTGGTACTTCAGTATTGTCTGACCTTAACGAAGTTAAAGTAATTGACATGGCTGACATTGATGGTTCTCAGAATGTACGCATGATCATGCGATTTGTAGGAGGTGCTCAGTACGGAGCTGTTGAGAATGTTGTTACCTACGGTATCACTAACAACGCTAACTAATAGTTACTAATCAAGGGGGTGTAACAACCCCCTTTTAATACATCAAGAAAATGGCATGTTTAATCAGCAATGGTAGAACTGAACAATGCAAGGATAGCATCTCCGGTATCCAAGCTATCTACCTAATTAATTACGGAGATTTCAACCCGGATCCAGCTCCACTTGGAGATGTAGGATACAACGAAACACAGGTAGCTATCACCACAGGTGGTACTGGATATACTTCAGGTACCAACGTAGCTGTGACAGGTGGTACAGGTACAGGTCTACATGTGAATATCACTGCTTCATCCGGTGCTATCACTGCTGTGACAATATACTCTCAGGGTACAGGATATGTGGCAGGTGATGTACTTACCGTAGCAGGTGGTACAGGTGGTACTATTACTATCACCAACTACTCGACTGTAGGGTATGAGGACTTGATTACTTCTATCGGAGGTAGTATAGCAAGCATCTACAAGTATGAGCTTAAAGGTAACAATGGCTTTACCACTGCTGTTAACACTTCACGTGCTAATGGTACTACTTTCTTCACTCAGACTATCACTTGTGAATTGAAGAGACAAGATCCAGTATTCCACAAGCAGTTCAAATTGTTAGCTTATGGCCGCCCTCACGTGATTGTACGCTCTATGGGTAACCAGTTTTTCTTAGCTGGTCTACGTTTAGGCTGTGATGCTACTGCTGGAAGCGTTGAAAGCGGAGTGAACTATGGTGACTTCAACGGTTACAAAATTACTTTTGAAGGCATGGAGGAGAAGCCTGCCAATTTCTTGGACTGCTCTACTGAGAACGGTCTATTGACTTTGTTAGGTAACCCTACATTGGTAACTTCGTAGTAAATTACTACACAATGAAAGAGGGAGTCTACATGGCTCCCTTTTTTTTTGGAAACACTTTGACACTTTCTGAGTTATATATATATGCAGGTAGTAACCACCAACAGTGCAAGCCCACAGTACGTGTACTTTATTCCAAGAGTGAGCTCAATACATGACATGTACCTAACGGATGAAAGCACCAATGTGACTCAACATGTGGCTATCATTCAGTATACTCATGGTCAGTACACTGACAGGATACAGGCTTTATTCAACTGCAAGGAAGGCCACTACTACCGATGGATATTGAAGGATGGAGCAGGCAATGAGGTGCATCGGGATAGGATATTCTGCACCAATCAAACACCTGCCAACTATACACCTAACAGCTCCACGTACATTGCAGTGCAGGGGGCTAATGAATTTTTAATGTACTAATATGAGTAACATCCACATACTGAACCTTGCAGCTTATGAAGCTCCAGTGATTAAAGAGTCCAAAAGAGATAACTGGGTGGAGTACGGTGAGGACAACATGCACTACCAGTGGCTCCTTGATAGATACATCAACAGCACCACCAACAATGCAGTGATCAATAACATAGCAAGGTTAATTTATGGCAAGGGTATCAAGGCCATTGATGCAGCTAAGAAGCCTAATGAGTATGCTCAGATGATTGCCTTATTTGATAAGGAGTGTGTACGGAAGATGGCTCTTGACTTCAAGATGTTAGGGCAGTTCGCCATACAGGTGATTTACACCAAGGACCACAAGAAGATAGCTAAGGTATATCACATACCAGTACATCTACTAAGAGCTGAGAAGTGCAACCAGGATGGAGATATAGAGGGATACTATTACAGCGACAACTGGGCTGAGGTCAAGAAGTACCCACCTACAAGATATAGTGCCTTTGGTACTTCCAAGGATGATATAGAGATACTCTTCGTTAAGCCTTATTCAGTAGGTATGAAGTACTATGCCTACCCTGACTATCAAGGGGCACTACCCTATGCCATGCTTGAGGAGGAGACAAGTGACTACATGATCAACCTTGTGCAGAGCTCATTCAGCCCAAGCACTATCATCAACTTCAACAATGGGGTTCCTGGTGAAGAGCAGCAGCAGCAGATAAAGAGTGAGGTGATGAACAAGCTCACAGGACCAGGAGGAGATAAGATAGTAGTATCATTCAACCAGGATAAAGAGAAAGCTGCTACCATTGAGAATATTCCTGTACAGCAAGCACCTGAGCTATACAAGTACCTGAGTGAGGAGTGCATGAGAAAGATATTGATAGGTCACAATGTTACCAGCCCATTGCTCTTCGGTATTGCTACCACCACTGGCTTCAGCTCTAATGCTGATGAGCTCAAGAATAGTGCTATACTCTTCAATAACATGGTGATCACTCCACTTCAGGAGATAATGCTGGATGCCTTTGATAAGATACTTGCCTACAATGGCATAGCCTTAAAGCTGTACTTTGAGACATTGAACCCACTTGATGCAGGTGGTGATCTTACCGTAACTGATGAAGCTACTAAGGTAAGTGATGCGATTAACATCATGAGTCCACTTGTGGCTAATAAAGTACTTGAGTCCATGACAGCAGATGAGATACGTGCACTTGTAGGACTCAAACCCAAGCCTGTACAACTCAAGAAAGAGGATATATCGGATGAAGAGCTTGATAGGATGTATACCAACCTTGAAGGTGAGCAAGTGGATGAAGAGGTATGGGAGATGGTAGATGCACGTGAGTACTCAGATGAGAATGACAGTGCAGATGAGTGGGCTAATAGAGTCTTGGCACCTAAGCCATCCATGCTTCAGCGTCTTGCTTCAGTGATCAAGAGCAACCCTAATGGCTTCAGCTACCTTGACAAGTCCATCTACAAGGTCCGGTATAGATACTCAGAGAGATACAAGAAAGACAACAGCAGAGACTTCTGCAAGCAAATGATGGCACGTACCAATAGTGGTGTAGTGTATAGACTTGAGGATATTGACTATGCAAGCATAGCAGGAGTGAATGAAGAGCTCGGCCACAAGGGACAACCTTATGACCTATTCAAGTTCAAAGGCGGTGTGAATTGTGGTCACTTCTGGACTGAGCAACTATACCAACGCAAGAAGAACCCTGATGGCTCTCTGAAGCCTGATAAAGCCCTCTCAAGCAACGATAAGGTAGCAAGTATACCTAAGAGCTACCAACCAAACCCAAGAGGCTCAGGTGATGCCAATACACCTCCTATTGATATGCCTAATAACGGACACCACCCTGACTACGGAAAATAATGGAAGCACTACTCATAACAAGACAAGACCTGGTTAAGTACACTGCCACCAATGGCAATGTAGATACCGACAACTTCATACAATGGATCAAGGTGTCGCAAGATATTCACATTCAGAACTACCTTGGCACCAACCTATTCAACAAGCTGAAGGCTGATGTGCTCAATACTATCAGTGGTACAGGTGTACCTACTACTACCAGCTTGACTGCAGGCGGTACTGGATATAGCAACCTTACAGGTATAGCATGTACAGGAGGGACAGGCACTGGCTTCGGAGTGGATATAACTACTGCCAGTAACGTGGTAGTATCCTATGTGGTGAGCACTGCAGGTACAGGATATACCGTAGGAGATGTACTGACCATCGCAGCAGGTGGTGTTAATGCTACCATCACTGTGAATGCCATAGATGAGATACAGCAGCCATACCTAAACCTACTCAATACCTATGTGAAACCTGCCTTGATACACTGGGCTATGGTAGAGTATCTACCCTTCAGTGCCTATACCATTGCTAACAAGGGAGTATACAAGCATAATAGCGAGAACAGTACCAATGCTGAGGTGTCGGAGATCAACATGCTGATAAGCAAGCAGCGTGATATTGCACAAAACTACACTGAAAGAATGATCAACCACTTGATATATCATGCAGGACTGTATCCTGAGTACGTGAATAATCAGAATGATAACATTTTTCCTGATACAAACAATTACAATATAGGATGGGTACTGTAAGAAAGCCGAATAAAGAGAATATCAAGAAACTACTAACCTACTTAAAAAAAGAAAAATGCCAAACGAAATAGGATGGGGTAACCCTGTAGACTTTGAAAGTGGCTACGGAGCTGCTGCTGCTATGGCTGAGGATGGCTATGGTAATGTAGTTATCAATAGTTACTCCGGTGAAACCAATGCGAGTGGAATAGATGCTGATAACACTGCCATAAGCAGGTATCTTGTAGGTGATCCTTTCCTGTACATGGATGGAACTGATTTATATGTATATTTTGAACTAAATCCTGAATATACCTATACTCAAATAGTAGCTAAAGGATACTTAAATCGGGACCTTGTGGGTGTTGACACTTACTATGAAGGTGGTATACACTACATCTTGACTAACCCTGACTTGGGAGACTGGTATGTTCAGCTATTTGTGTATACTGATACCGAGACTTACCAAGAGTTCGCAACACCTATATACAATGTCGCTTAGCATCCGCCCTACAAGATATCCAGTGGATCCTGATACTCAGGCTGACCTATTTGACCAGGCTATTGCTGCCGGACAGACAGGCAAGCAGGATACTCTTGTGAGTGGCACCAACATCAAGACTGTCAATGGTAACTCCCTGCTTGGAAGTGGTGACTTAAGTATATCCACATCTACTGCATGGGGAGGTATTACCGGAACACTGAGCTCACAAACTGACCTTAACAGTGCCATCAATGCCAAGCAAGCTACCCTGGTGTCAGGTACTAACATCAAGACCGTTAATGGTACTTCACTACTGGGTAGTGGAGATATAACAGTAGCAGCTTCAGGAGCTCCTCAAATCATTGCTAAGAAAGCAGGTACATTACATGTAGGTACATCCACTTCTGGTAGTGCACTCATTGCCTATTCAGATATAAGTAGTTATATTGAAAATTACATGTATCTTACTATTAGCATGATAGCAAGAAAAGTAAGTGGAGGTTCTTCATCTTCACCACTAAGGCTATATGTTAACAGTAGTGCATCACTCACAGGGGCAACTTTGTTAGCTACTTTTTCGCCATTAACGAGCGCTACATACATGATCCATAACATAGTGGGTGTATGCACCAATAATTCAGGTTATATATATTCAGCTACTGCTACATCCAACTATTATGCAGCTACTTCTAACACAGCTATACCGATACCTTCACCTTGTTACTTGCTATGGAACTCTCAAACACCTAATGGTGATGTTATGACTATACTTAACTCAACAGTTACTAAATATGTATAGTGTCACTGTCAACGATATTACTTATACCTTCACCGAGTGGGAGGAGGTAGATGGCTTTTATATTCATATATTTACCGAACATGGAACAATCTGTATACCTAAAAATATTGCAGGCATTGATTAACGTCACAGCCTTACTATATCACTGCTTTATGATTACCTTGGGTATCAACCTCATCTTCCAGGATGAACGATACCTCAACCTTGCAGGTATGGCCATCTTAGCCTATGACATCTACACTATATTGATACAATACTATGAGAACACAACTAATACTACTGACAGCGAGCCTCAAGAGTAGGTGGCCTATCTACCTATCCATGGTCAGCACTTTTTTTATGCCTATCAATGGCTTACTATTTTTGGTGGGCTTTGCTATCTTTGTGGATACCATCACTGGCATTTGGAAGGCTAAGAAACTCAAGCAACCAGTCACATCACGTAGACTATCTGCTGTCATAAGCAAGATGCTACTGTATGAAATAACTGTTATTCTATTTTACTTAATTGATAAATTTATATTAAATGATATTTTGTTAACCTTCTTCAGTGTACCTTTGATGCTGACTAAGGTCCTCAGCTTGGTACTTGTGAGCATTGAGGTGGTGAGTATCAACGAGAACTACAAGGCAGTGAAAGGTATTGACCTATGGCA